AAGGCGAAATGCTCCCGGACGGTACTATCAAGAAGGGAGAAACTAACGTGTATGATCTCGATAAACCCATACCCATGATTACCATCAGGAAGGACTTGCATCCCGATGGAAACTGATGGGGTTGACTGGGAATCGGGAGTGTTTATAGTAGATACGCGAATTGGAGCAAACCCCTGTTACGTTTGCGGACCACCAAAACCAGTTTTGAATGAAGGAGAGCCAACAATGGCCGGAGAGATTGATCCAGTGATTGCGAAACAGATGGAACAGAACTTCACGAATTTTCACGCTCGTCTGAACGAACAGGCACAGCGTCACAACTCGACCGCTGGTTTCATCAACGATCAGGCGCAGATGCAGTTCATGCTTCAGCAGCAGTTGGTTGGAGCGAAGGCCGCTGGTCAGCTTGACCGCGACGCACTCGCCAAAAGCCGACTTGATGCTTCTGCCGTGACTGTTCCTGCCGCCGTAAAGTGATGAATCAATGACCACCAGCACTGATTCACCGTTGTTACTTGAGCAGCGATTCCTTGCAATACAGGAATCGCTGCTTTCTGATATACTGAACGGGGTTCCGTTACTCCCGGAGAAATATATCCTCGCCACCAGCATAGAGGATTACATGAATGCCTACAGAGGAAACGATGACGCCCCCAGCGACACCGGGGCAAGTGATGAATTGGGTGTCCCTCCGGTCGATAATACGATCGGGTAATATTGCACATCAGAATTGGAAGGATGCACGACGACTAAACGGGCGGCAAGCCCCCAGCGAAAAGGGAAATGATGTAGTGGAAGATGACATGAAAATCAACAGTCCTGAAACACATCATCATTACCCACCCCCGGAAAAACCTCAGTCGTTGTTGAAACCACTCGCCGGACTTGCAGCAGCGGCGATGCTGGGAAGTAGTGGAATCGGTGCTGCATATATGGTCGCTTCTGCTCTGAAGGATCGACCAAAAGTGAACAATGTCGACGACACTGACAGCACCCTATTACAAAAGTTCGCCCCTCAAGATGCAGATTGGTTGAAAGATGAGTAAACGACTTCTGATCCTGAAAGCCAATACGGCACAGGCGATGCACCGGAAAGAGATCCTTGATGGGAGATCTTATCTGGTTGTTCCCACAGTTATGCTTGTCGAAGGGGTTTTCGTAGCGAACGAAGGTCCGCTCTACTACAACCCGGACGATTACGGCGATCAGGCACCGAGTTGGAACAATAAACCAATCGTTGTATACCACCCACAGGACGATGAAGGTAACTTCATCTCTGCGTCTGATCCATCGGTATTGCAGTCGTCTCGCGTGGGTTTCATTCTGAATGCCCATCTCGACGATCAGAAGCGTCTCGTCGCTGAAGCATGGATCGACGAAGCAAAAGCCGATGAGGTTGACAAGCGGATTACTTCGTTTATTCTTAACGGAAAGCCAATGAACGTCTCAACCGGGATGTTCAGTGACATTCTGGAAGAAGAAGGGACGTGGGGTGGAACGGCATACGTCGGACGGTCTTTGAATCATCGTCCGGATCACTTTGCTCTGCTGCCTGACCAGAAAGGTGCCTGCAGCTTGAAGGACGGGGCGGGACTGCTGGTAATGCAGGACGGAACCCCACCGGACCCCGAATTGCAGAAAAATGTCAAGATTCGTCTTGATTCAATGATTGCAAATCAATTATCACACGAAGACTTGCGGGACGCACTTCGGAAACATCTTCGTGTGATGCTGATTCTGAATGGATCGGAATCATACCCATGGATAGCTGACGTTTATCAGGATTACTTCATCGCTGAAATCGATAGTCGTCTGTGGAAGATCAGTTTTTCGGTGGCTGATAATTCAGTCACTATCAAGGATAGTCCGAAACCTGTCGAAGTCGTTCGGGTGACCGAATATAAAACAGTCGACGGGAAACTTGTTGTTAATCAGTTACCCGAACCCTCAGATGGAGAAACGAACGTGAAGAAGACTGAAATGATCACCGCTCTGATCGCGAATGGTGGTTTTGAGGATTCCGACAAGGAATTGCTCGAAGGAATGACGGAAGAAAAGCTCGGCAAGCTCGTCGCGAAGATCGCCCCTGCGAAGATCGTAGCGAACGAAAAGGCCGATCCGATTCCAGCACCAGCGGCAATGACGTGGGAACAGTTCATGGGAACAGCACCCCCACAGTTCCGTCAGGTGATTTCCCGTGGTGTGGCGGTTCTGAATCAGCAGATCGCACGCGACATTGAAGAGATCCTGAAGGACGGCAGCGATCTTTACACCAAAGAAGAGCTGACCGCAATGGACCCTGACTTCCTGTCAAAGACAGCGAAGCTGGTTGCCAACATGCGAGCGAAAGCTGCTCCTGCTCCTGCAGGTGACGCTGATGACGACACCCCGGAACTTCCCGCATACTACGGCGGTAGTGTCGGAACGTTCCCTGCTCACTTTGTCGCGAACAGCGGTGAAGTTGCTGCGGAACCTCTCGATATCCTGACCTCGTACTGATCCCAGTGGTTGTGACTTTTGGTTTGATTTACCTCGTTTTGTGAATGAAAGGAAAAGCCAGTCATGGCTACTGCTCGTGCTCATAACAAGATCCAGCTCATCTTCCGTGGGCGGATCGAAGAAGCGTACAGCGGCGAGACGAACTTGCTGCCCGGAATGCTCGCATACATCGAAAGCAATGGAACGGTCAAATCTCACGACCGGGCCGGAACTGGCGGTGAGTGCATGATCGTGGATATGGACCTGAAGGGGGGCAAGACGGTAGATGATGCGTATGACGCAACTGCCGGCGATGACCTTGTTCAGCTTCTGCTTCCACTGCCAGGTGACGTTCTCGCAGTTCTGATTGCCAACGGAACAACGACTGTTGCTTACGACGGTCTGACTTCCAACGGTGACGGAACTTTCAAGAATGCTACTGACGGTGATCAGCAGATGTTCATCGCCATGGAAGTTGTCACCGGCGACGGTGTTACTCTGTGCAAAGCTCGCTGTATCCCAACCTGTACGAAGACTGAAGAATCCACCTAACGGGGATTGAAAGTCGCCTGTTTCTTTTTGTTTGAATTTCAACCTCATAGGAGAATGTGATGTCTTCAGCAGTTCTTGACGTAGGGGGCGACGTTTTTGATCGCCTTCAGGAAGTGAACATGGACCCCGGAGCACTGCGGCCTTACCGCTGTGCTGACGGCAAAGTTCGTGTTTCCCTGCTTACCAACAAGCGGGACACAAAAACCGGCAAACGACTCCGAAAGGAGTACGTCGTTAACGCCAGCACAACCATGACGAAGGAAGCATGGTTGATGTTCGACAAGGAAGTGATCGATGTTGCGAAAGCGAAGCTGACACTGTGGAATAAACTTCGCGGAGTCGGCACACTCACCATCCCTGATGGTATGGGTGTGACGAAGCTCGAACAGCAGCGTCGTGGCGACATCACCCCGGCTACCATCAGCATGGATGGTCTGCGTCAGGGCGAAGCCGACATTCCTGAATACGACGACATCACTCTGCCCTTGCCGATCATCCACAAGGATGCGGACTTCGGGGCACGTGACCTTGCCGTCGCAAAACGTGGTGGTCAGCCTCTCGATACCGTCAACCTGCGACTCGCTGGTCAGATGGTTTCTCTTGCTGTTGAAGAACTGACCATCGGAACGCGAACGTTCAAACACGGTGGAAGCACTGTGTACGGATACACGACGTTCCCGAATCGACTGACCCACACGATTACTTCGCCTGCTGCTGGTGGCTGGACTCCTGCTACCATCAAGACGGAAATCATTGCTGCGATCAAAAAGCTGATTGAGCAGTGGCACAACGGTCCATTCGACATCATCTACGGTCTGGGCTGGTACTCAGCGATGCAGGCATCGTACAGCACCCTGTACGACTCTGAAACGACTGCTGACGTACTGCGGAAGCTGGACAAAGTCGCTTCAGTCGAAATGAGCGATCTTCTGTCTGGTTACCAGATCATCATCGCAGAACGCGACCCTGTTGTTCAGCGAGCGGTGGTTGGTATGGACATCACTACTGTCCAGTGGGATTCCCACGGGGGCATGAAAAAGCACTACAAAGTGATGTGCATCATGGTTCCTCAGTTCCGTGCTGACATTGCCGGACAGACCGGGATTCTGCACGCTAACGTGAGCGGTTAATTCGACTGCTACGATTCATGGGGATCAGGGAAGATCCCCACCTTTTTAAAACTTCACACCAGAGGTACTCAGTTATGGCAATGGTTCGTATTCGTAATGGGTTTGGAAAGCACTTCGATTCAGAAGCACTCGGCGGCAAGGAACACCTCCCCGGTGTTCCGTTCGACGATCAGGGGCAGAATCTGGTCGCTGCATTCCCAGACAAGTTTGAAGCGGTAACAGGAGCGACCGCACTGCGGGACGCTCGACAGGCAGCTCATCCATGTGGCGAAGATGTTTCCGACAAACATCCAGTCATCATCGAGTTGCTGCAGGAAGTTGTTGAGGGTACTGTTCAGATTTTCCAGAAAGGACGACGCCTTCGGATTCTGATCGATAACGACGTACAGGACACTGACCCCAGTCCAATCGTTAATGTCAAGCAGTTGACCAAAGCTGCTCGCAACCTGAAGAAAGACATTCAGGCAGCAAACGGCAGCGATGACGACGAGACACCACAGGGTGCGGAAGGCGAAGAGGAAGAAACCGACAACGACGAAAAAGAGTGATCGATTTTCCTCAGTCAACCAAAAGGGTTTAAGTCATGGCAGTTCGAACCACGGCACTCGCAGTTTCAAAGGTAATTCAAGTCGACTTAGGACTTGGAGAGTCTCTGGAATCCATACTTGAACCCTTCATTGAGACAGCCAACCAGATCGTAAATGATGTGTGCGGAGCGTGTGATTATTCAGACGCGAAGTTCGAACTCATTGAACGATGGTTGGCTGCTCACTTTTATGGCTGTTTTGACCCACAGTTGTTAAGTGAGACTGCTGGTCCGGTATCTGCCGCATACCTCTGGCGAACTGGACCTATGCTGAGTCAGACACGACAGGGACAGCAGGCGATGATGTTGGATACGAGCGGTAAGTTGTCTACCTGGAATTCACAGGCAGTGAAGGGTACAGGGGGTCAGGTAGTTGGTGTGAGCTGGCTGGGCACGTCAAATTCCTAGGAGAGTGTGATGGGTCTGATCAGCAGAATGCGAAAACAAAAAGCGGTGTACTGGGCACCCACCGGACGCGATCAGGAAAATCGTTATCTCTATGACGATCCAGTTGAAATCAAATGCCGTTGGGACGAGCGGAACGAACGCGACTTCAACATGTACGGCGAGGAAATCGATATAAGGTCAACTGTTTACGTTGACCGTGAAGTCGCTCTTGGGGGAGTGTTGTGGCTGGGTTTGCTGGTGGACGCACCCGACACTCCCCCGGAGCATCAAAAGATCAAAGTGATCAGAGAACATCCGAATATGCGGGCGACTGAGAAACTGAGGATCGCACGATTATGACGATTGAAATCAAAATTCTGGGTGTAAGTGAACTTCAGAAGAAACTGAACAAACTCACCCAGCGTTACAATCAGGGTTACCGGATCGGACTGGAGAAAGGGGCGAAGTACTTACTTCGGGAAAGTAAAAAGATCGTTCCTGTTGACACAGGGGATCTCAAGCGAAGTGGATTCGTGTCGATCACTGGACGACGTTTTGATTCGGTAGCAACGATTGGATACACCCAGTACTACGCGATCTGGGTTCATGAAAATCTGGATGCACAACACAAGCCGGGGAAGTCTGCGAAGTACTTATCGAGGATTCTGCAACACCGTGGACATATTCAGATCGCTGCCCAATACGTTTACAACGAGATGTCCAAATATTCAAAGACTGTCTGATCTATGGCAATTCCATCCGAAAGCCCCGCTACGATCACGGCACAGTTTCTGGTTAATGAATCTGCAGGCGGATTCAGGACAAACAATCCGAAAACGGAGCCGGGCTGGCTGGTATCCACAGGACAGCATCCAGACACACCAGACAACGCCATTACCTTGACAGAAGCCCCACTGTATAGGGACGGCGATAAATTGATGAATGGGGATTCTGTTGCGAAGCCGATGGTTCAGGTTCGTGTTCGGAGTTTGTCAAGAAACGACGCATATCGTAAGGCCGCAGAACTATTTGAGTTACTCAGTCACGCTCGTGGTGAAATCGTCACAGTGAATGAGAAACAATTTGAACTGCAGAACTTTTCAACGACAGAACCCCCGGTGTTTATGGGGAACGAGCCAAATACGGATCGCCCCAACTTCACTTTTGATATTTACCTCACTGCAAAGGAACTCTGAACATGGCTCGATTGGATGATGGATTTTCAACACAGATTACATTCGGTTCTTTTTCCAGTGTGAATCTCTGGGAAAAGGAAGTCACGCCACCGGGCATGAGTGCCGGTGGAGCGAACGAAACTACCACAATGCGGAACACAACGTACCGCACGAAAGCCCCAAAGAAACTGATCTCTTTGGACGACATGGAACTGAACGTCGCTTACGACCCTGCTATCTACGGCGACATCATTGCGATGCTCGGCAAGAATCAGCAAATCACCGTGACATTCTCAGATGACTCGTCTTTGACGTTCTGGGGGTGGGTTGACGCGTTCAAACCCGGATCGATTCAGGAAGGCTCCCAGCCAACCGCTTCGATCACCATCATCTGTTCGAATGAAGATGACTCTGAACCCGCTGTTGAAACCGCACCAAGTTACGGTGCCGGTTCGTAATCTCAAACACCTTCGTTACAGGAACATCACGAACAGGGACGGTAACGACGTCCCTGTGTTTTTAAGGAACACCAGAAATGTCAGTTCAGTTCAGTTACGATCCAGACGTGTTCGTGTTTGCAGTTCGTAACAAGAAAAAAGACGAGAAGATTGACGGGAAGCTGGTCAAAGGCTGGGATCATTACTGCATCACAGATATGACCGGTGAGGACCGCGACAGCTACCTGATGAAGCTCACTTCGATGATGGATACGTCGAAGATCCAGACAAGCGAAGTGGATGCAGACGGCAACCCCAAAATCGAGTTGTCAGCGGTTCGCAGTATCGAAGGATGGTCTACGCTGCTGCTGTCCCGTTGCGTTCGTTTCTACGATAAGGACACCGAAGATATCGGCGACCTTGTTCCGGCAGACGTTCTGTGTCTTTGGCCTTCGCCACTCCTTGATCAACTCATGGAGAAGGCAAACGCAATGACCGGAATTCAGAAGAAAGACGAAGTAGCAAAAAAATCCTCGGACGACCAGAACTCCGCGACTGGTATCGTCTAAGTCATTTTTTCAAAATACCGATACGCGAACTCATGCGGACGATGACGTCTACGGAGTTCGCGTGTCACATTTATCTGTTGAACGAAAAAGAACATCACGATAAATTTGAGCGGAAAGAAAAGTGGGAGTACTACCTTGCCCAGATCGCAATGATACTGGTCAAGCTGAAGTCAAAGAATCCGGAAATCTGGAAGATTGATGACTTCATGTATTCCTATAAAACCCCAGAACCTATAGTTCCCCCATCTGAAGAAACGCGACAAGCGATGCTAAAGATGAACAAAGAACGATGGGCTGCGTTCTGTGGTACGTCTATGAAGAAACTTACTGGACAGGACGAGGGATCAAACAATGGCAGCGACCCTGAATCTCCCTACAATCGTCGTGCGGATGATGCTGAATGCGAATCAGTATCTGAACGCGATGAACAGAGTACAGACCGCGAACAACCAACTCCAGCATCAGACAGCGACGCGAGCGGTAGCACTTAACGTCGCTCGAAACATCGTTGCCCCACTGGCTTTAATCGGAACAGTCGCTGTTCGGGAGTTTGCCAGGTTTGATCGTGCGATGACTGAATCGCTTTCCATCATGGGGAGTGTCGCCCCAGAAATGCGAAAGCAGATGGAAGACTTGGCCATCTCTCTTTCTACGACTACCAGCACTTCAGCCGAAGACTTAGCCAGATCGTATTACTTTCTGGCTCAGTCCGGTCTGAAGGTAAACGAAGTCATGTCGGCATTGCCGATTGTGAACAGCTTTGCAATCGCTGGTATGTTCGACCAGAAGAAAGCGACCGACATTCTGACTGACGCACAAGCGGCACTCGGATTGAACATCGCTAATAACGCGGCAGCGAATGCTTCTAACATGACTTATCTCGGCGACATACTGATTAAGTCCTCTACTATCGCGAACTCTTCCGTAGAGCAATTCTCAACCGCTTTAACCAGCAAGGCTGGTGCCGCCCTGAAATTCTTTAAGATCCCAGTAGAAGAAGGGATGGCGGCACTGGCAGCGTTTGCCGATCAGGGGATCAGAGCAGAACTTGCTGGTAATAGTATGGACCGCGCTTTGCGACTGTTAGCCAAGTCGGCTTTGTCGAATGGTCACGTTTGGAAAATGCTGAACTTTGAAATTTACGACGCTAACGGTAATTGGAAAGCACTGCCGGAAGTTGTTGAAAACCTCGAAAGAGTGATGGCAGGATTGTCTGCTGAACAACGCGCTGCCACGCTGGCAATGATGGGATTCGACGCACGTTCCCAGCAAGCCATTACACCATTGATTGGTATGTCTGATGCGATGAAAGGATATGTGGCTGAGTTAAAGAATGCGAACGGCACTATGAACGAAGTCGCAACCGCAGTAGAGTCATCGTTCTGGAAACAGATGAACCGTGCATGGAATGTTATCGTTGCTGTAGCGATTGAAATCGGAGAGCGGTTAGCCCCCATTCTGGCTGTGTTAGTCACATGGCTTCAATCAGCGGCGAACGCATGGTTGAGTCTTGGCAGTGCCGCACAGACAATTTCCATCATCGTTGCGGCAATGGCAGCAATGGCAGTCACACTTGCCGCGTTAATACCATACCTCACTGCAATGGGGGCTGCTCTGGCAGCATGGACATTCGCATTTAACCCACTGCTGGTAGCGATCCTCGGTACTGTTGCAGCAGTCGCTGCACTCGCTGCTGCAATTGTTCTGCTTCCTATGGCGATCGTTTCCATGACGAAGGAATGGAGTGGATTAAACGCGGCACTGGAAGAACAGACAAGGTTGAATGATAAAATCATTCAGCAACAGCAGCAGATGATGAACAAGGAGGTGAAAAAGGCACAGGATATCGAAGACCCAAAAGCTAGACTGGCCGAATTGGAATCGCAACTTGAGACGGCGAAGAAGAATCGTGCTGGAGCGGGTGCGGCATGGCAAGGAGCAAGGACTGCAGCGGATACCCAACGAGAAGGGCGATCAAATACACGAGTTCTGCAGGGGATGTGGATGGGTGACGAAGAGCAGGCCGCACTGGATCAGGACGTTGCTGAGGCTGAAAAGAAAAAACAGATGCTTGATGATCACATCAAGCGGTTGGAAGAAGAGAAGAAAAAGACCGAAGCTCAGTTAGGAATCGGTGCCGATACCAGACAGAACTCTGTCAAGATGATGGAGCAGGCTGGAATCCTGAAACCGGGCGAAGCTGAAAAAATGTCCGGTCAGGAATTACTGGAAGCAATTGAAAAGTGGGAGAAGTCGATGGGCAAGACGACTCCAGCTTTCGATTCAATTAAGAAAGCACTGGAGCACACCGGAGCATCTATCGTAGACGGAGTGAAGGGTGCTGTACAGTTTGGTGAAGATGCTGCCGACGTCGTCAATCGCGAAATGGAGCGAATCAAAAAGACGAAAGAGATCGATGAAAAAATGGCAGCTAATGCCAGAGACGAACAAGAACGTCGCGACAACCTTTATGCGAATAACTACAACCAGACGAAAGGAACTTTAGGTCCAGCTCGTTCTGCCCGTGACGTTTTCCGAAACGACATTATGGGTACGTTGCCGGATGTTATTCGCAATAAGCAGATCGGTCTCCCTGGGTTTATGAATCAGAAAGATAACCCAGAGATCCGACAGGCACGTAAGGAAGAGAAGGAGCGTCGCGATAAATTCGACCGTGAAAAAGAACAACTCGAAATTCAGAAACAACAGCTCACTGCCCTGCAGACAATTGCAGGCAATTCGCAAACGAATAACGTTGTAGGGACTGTTGGTAAGTTCGCCAAAGGTTTACTTGGACTATAGGAACTGATCAAATGGGAGCAGTGTACTACGGTGTTGTTTCATGGGAAATGGAACGCGACGATAATGGTCATCGTAACTACAATGTTACGATGCAGGTACGAACAACGGATCCCCTTGACGGACCCGCTGTTGTGATCAACTGTGTTGGACTTCCAACACTCGGCACGTCATGGTTGGTTGGAAACGATGAGGACGATTGGGCATGGGTCACACCATGGACCAGAGTTCGTCCAACCATGATGAATGAGAGAAACCAGATTTGGTTGGTGGACATGAAGTTCACTACTGCTCCGATGATTCGCCAATCGGATCAGACGGTAGAAAACCCATTGAACGAACCAGCTAAAGTGAGCGGCGGGTTTACGAAGTATACTGAGGAAGCTACATACGACCGATTCGGTAACTTCCTGTTGATGAGTAGTTTCGAGTTGATGAAGGGACCACAGGTTGAGGTTGAACGTGGACGACCTACAGTGCGGGTCACTCTGAATCGCTCATCACTTCCTCTTGCTACCTTTTCGCAGTTTCGTGGTGGAGTGAACGATTCGACTTTGTGGGGGCTGCCAGCCAGAACTATTCGACTGGCGGACATCGCATGGGAACGTAACGTTTACGGGGGATCGACGTACTATTACACCGTGACTTACGACTTTGAGATTAAGTACGAGACTTGGAATAGGTATATTGTGGACCAGGGGCAGTACCGCAAAATCAATAAGAATCTCCCCCTGAGTAATACAAACCCGTTAGTCCCTCTTGTTGACGATTTAACGGGACGCTGGTATACTGGTTATCTCGACGGAAGTGCCGGGCTTGTTGCGGCTGTTGGTGGGAATCCCAATCCGGCACATCTTTACGTCTGGGAAAAACAGATTGAACCGCAATACAATTTTCTGAGTCTTGGAATTCCATCATCTTTGTGAGGTAGACATGGCTGACGATGTTTATAAGATCATTCATTCTGGTGAGTTCCGTCCGGTTGACTTTGCGAGGCTGACGTCGCAGTTGAATATCTATCACCAGATACCGAACGAAGATCCACGTCAGTTTCAGTATGCCAGCGAAGCAAAGATGACGGACTCTGAGAACAGTCCCTTCCAGCGTACAGTGTCTTTGCAAAACGAGTGGACCACTTTGGATATCGGTTGGTTTGGCGGAGAAGGTGGTGTTCCGATTGGGCAGATCATTCTGTTCAATCGTACCGGCATGAAGTATCAGACCCGTCCCACCCCGGAACAACTTGAGGAGGACGCACAGGCAATCATTGAAGTGCAGGTACGCGGAATCCTTGTTCGGCCCAAACATTTCGCTGTGTACAGTCCAATTGACAACTCACCTGTTGTGGTCCGTTCTCTGGCGGGAGCAGCTCGCTTAGAATACGTAGTGATTCCACGATGAGCACTAATAAAATCACCGACGAGTTTGTTATTCCTACAAGAGCCGACGCAATTGAAATGCGTCGTATGCTTCAGGATATTCAGCAGATTAGAAACGAACGTGGCAGCGGGCGTTACAAATCGAACGTTCCGTTTGAAGACTTCGGTTCTAACTTCTACTTCGGTAAAGTCGCAACTGCAAACGGGATTGGGAAAAGCAGTGCGAGTATTCCGACAGTCGGACAGATCACAATACTTCGAATTGATGTTCCAGTCGGAAGTAGTCCACTGAGTACACTCAGTCGTAGAATCACTACACCTACGACAGAAGCGAACGTTGAAAAGAAAATCTGGGCATACAATGTCAACCCAGCAATCACTTTCAAGTTTGCTCAGTTGGTTTGGGTTGTGCGACTGGCTAACGGAGCATTTGTTGTATTACCGCTGACAAACGATGGCAGCGGTACAGGGGGTGGATGCTGCGATTGTATCTCAATCAGAAGTGGAGACATCAATGTAGATGGTGTTGAAACGACTTCGGTGTGGAACGTCAAGTTGAGTGCGATCAATTATCGTCAGTTGTTCGGAACAGTAACGATCAAGGAAGGCGAATATTCTCTGATCTGGAGTCCTTCTGACGGTTATTGGAAACACGAATTTATTGCTGGCAGTATGGCAGCGACTTTCTTGTCTGGAGAAAACGCTGAAGATTATGTGACTTTGGGTGGCGACAACGGTTCTGGTAGTGGTTCTGGAAGTGATGGACTTCCTGACATCACAGCAGTTGCAATTCTGCGTCGTAATGATTCTGGGTATACGACATTGAAGATTACAATCGATGGCGATGTTCCAGACGAACTTACCCTAGGATCTTCATAAAATGACTCGCACTTTTGTCTTTTCAAATGAAGTTCGTTACTTCAGAGGCAAACACAGCTTTAACCTTCATCCAGAGGGTTTTGATAGTGGGTGTGCGAAACTGGACCCACCAGAAACACGTCCCATCTTTGGTGTATTGATTCGTACGCTGGATGAAGTGTCCAGCTTAGGTACTGAAGGCGACTTAGATCCTTAGGAGATTTTTCAATGACAATTCAGTTATCAACCTCTGTCCGTAACGCATTACTTGATGCAATTGAAGTCGCAGTAGGAACTGCGGCTGTTCTCAAAATCTTTACAGGGTCTGCCCCAGCGAATCCAGCAGCGGCAGATTCAGGAACAGTACTTGCAACACTGTCTCTTCCATCTGACTGGATGTCAGCATCATCATCAGGGGTGAAATCGAAAAATGGGACATGGCAGGATAGTTCCGCCGATAATAGTGGAACTGCTGGTCACTTCCGTCTGTATGCAAGCGATGGAACAACCTGTCATTTACAGGGATCTGTCGGAACGAGTAGTGCAGATATGATTCTCGATAGTGTCGCATTCACCAGCGGTCAGTCGTTTACTGTTACAGCTTTTCAGCTCACTGCTCCTAACGCTTGATGGTGACTTATGGCGAGTCAAGGACCATACGCACCTTCCACCGTTGGGGGAGGTGCGTCTCCTGACGGTGCTGCAGCATGGGTGAATCCTAATAATGCAGCAGCAGGAGATGGTAGTTTTGCTACATTCACTGATTACGGTGGAATGTCTGGCGTTCGTTCTGGGAATCTGACAGCAGAGAATTTCGGATTTACACTCCCATCAGGGGCGACCGTAACGGACGTAAGTGTAGCTGTCACAGCAAAAGCACACTATACTTCCGATTCATCGTTTACTGTTGACGCAGAGATACTGTCGGTAACTCTGTTAAAGCCGAACGGAACTGCAAGTGTCAATAAAGCCAATAACGATTTAATCGATAAAACGGTTGACACTTACAACTTCTACGATGCTGGAGATCCTTTATGGGGGTTGAGTCTTTCCCGCACAGAAGTTAATGATTCGCTGTTCCGAGTGTCGGTACAAGTTCGTATCAATGAAGACAACGACATCACTGTCTTCATTGATAGCATCACTGTAACGGTAGAATATACGACCGGTGGTGGCGGTCCCGTTACTGGCGAACTGTCTGTTACACTTGGAGCAATTACTGCGACCGCACAAGGGTACACCGGCAGACGCGGTGACGTTTTCACCGACACCCCCGGATATATTTCCTGTGCGGCATTAGGTGAGCGGTATCCATGGGGTTTGCTTTACGATGTCGTCTGTTCCAGTGTAGCGACCGTTACAATATCGGCAACAACCACCAGTACACTCGCATCTGTTATGCTGAGTACTTCTGGTCGCATCGGTATCTACGGAGAAGGTATTTGTAACGTTCATTCCATTTTGCTGTCCACTGCGGGATACAGCGATTTACTTGCAACGCTCATTGCAACTGTGAATGCGATTGAAACAAATGGTCTGGCGACCCTACCCATCAAAGGACAGCTCTCTGCTTCACTGGGTTCCGTGGGTTGCTTTGGACGTAATCAATCCGGCAATCAGGCTTCTGTCTCCGTTACGTTGGCAGCAGTTACGGCGGATTCCTCAGGGTTCCTGTATAAACGCGGAGACACGTCCGTAACACTCGGAGAGGTTACGCTTGAATCCTACTTCATGGAAGAGTTGTCTGGATATTTGGACGACACACTGCTTGATGTGACTTTACGTGCTGGCGAAATTGAAGAGATCCTCGCGCAGTCAGACTCGACCATTGATCGTATCATTTCTCAGATACACGGGAGTTTCTATACTGCTCCGACTGGAGTCCTGGAACTCTCATTGGAAGAAATTGCATTCGATGTTAACGGTGGTCGATACGTAGGTGCCATGATTCAGTCGCTACCGTCTGTAGCTCTTTCAGCAAACGCGATGTTGCCAATTACTGGTAGTTTGTTACTGTGAGGTTATTATGCCTGCTGGTGGAATAGGTAACGTCACAACACAAACTGTAGCGATACTGGGCGGCGTGATGCGATGGTCATTTCCATCACGATGGTTTCGTCCGTTGTCTACGAATGTACTTTTGATAGAGGTACAAAACCCAGCCCGTCAGTGTTTAGTAGACATTGTTCCAGTCCCAAAGTATAATTACGGGGCGATGGAACAGGATCTTGAACCAATCGTATTTGATGTAAGAGGCGAACATGTCTAGTGTTACAATCACATGGTCCGTCCCAAATATCCACTCTCATGGTTTGGTGACAAACGTTCTACATCTGGAAACCCCTGATGATAATGTGTCTGTCGCTCCAACGTGGATTGATAAGCTAGACGAACTTTCTGACAGGTCGTCGTGTCGCTTATGCCTTGAACCACAGGCAAAGAATCCGGTCGCTGGTTGTTTCTGTACGTCAGCTAGTCGGGCAAAAGGTTTGCCCGCCCAAATGACTATCAACTTCTCAGAGGCAATAGTTTCTGCTCCGTTCACTTTTGCTGGATCAGAACGACGGGAGTACACTCAGTCGAAATTCTCCGCAAGAGCCGATCAGATGGGAAGTTCACGTGGGTTCAACGCAATTGGTGGTTTGACTGGGAATGGTCTATACTGGGAATGGCAAAAACCGACAAGATTGGAGAGGCATCGCCTTAGAGAGCGTGAACACTATTTTCGAGGATTGCGAGAATCTTCCACAACGTTCACTAATCTGGATTACACGATCAATGTAGATGGTCATTCAACAACGTCTGTTGTCGTTCGCAATCTATTTGCGTTTCGTCCAGAACTTAAACCTTATCAAGAGAATGGAGTGGGAGCATGGATATACCCCAAAAGTATTGGTGTAAGTTTAACTCATCCTGCATTTAGTGCGTGCCGTTGGTGGGGAGGCGAAGGTGCTGTGAACTGGCAGTACAATCACCCTGACATCTGTTCAATCATAAAAGAAGAAACGACGTGGGATTATCCACTCAATTATCCTGAGTATGAATTGATATACGCGATGGGGTTTTATGTTCGTCCTGACGCATCAATAATGGCACCGTTCTCCAGTCGATATTTTGTATATGAATCCCCCACCGCAGAGGATAATGGACAATACGTTCCTCACATTGAGTACGCTTATCCGGGGGAACACTTCCCTTTTCCTTGGCAAGATCCATCTGCAAGAACAGCACCATGGTATTTAGCGTATCTAGCACTGAGAGCGACACTTCCAGCGATTTGGATCAATCCGGGTTCCGCAGTGGAATTCACAAATCAATTTGCACTCCCCCCTAGTCCTAGAGTCGAGACAGATCCACGGTTAGCTTATATACCTCCTCTTCATGAATCTGGAGCACAGCTTTATCAGTACTGGTATCGACGAACTAATATTACATTACCTACAATGTGGCCTGCCGTAGCACATGGTTTCAATTTTGAAATCGTACAACCGGCGGAAGTTGAAAAAGGTCGCATACAGCTTGATGGTTCTGATCCGCTAGAACTCATATACATATTCATCATAGCGAATAGTCCTTCAGAAGCCCTGACTTATTTGGATAAATCACCCCTTCGAGGAATGGAGGGCGACTCCGGATGGTTGGGTGGTATGCGAAAGTACTGTGTATCGTGTAAGGATTTAGATCGCCGTGTCGGTGGACCTAGTACGAATCCACTCACTGATCCATTAGATAAGCGATACTACCCAGTGGAAGGATACCCACCAGACTCACCCGGACGACTTAACTATGATCGCCTTTACTACAAACCAGAATGGGGATGGTGGGATGAAGGCGATACAATAAACGCGAGTTGGAGATATGAAGCATATCTGACTGGTTTTGTTTACAGTATTCGAATTGTGGGGAGGGTGTTTGTTCTCGATATGTATGGTGCCCCAGGAAATTATGACGCTATTGTGACTGGAAGGGGGAGACCAGAAGCACTCAGTATGTCCGGACTTACGGAACCGTGGCCTGCAAATAACGAGTTCTATAATTACGCATGGCGAGTTGATAGGTTTGGCACTCCACAAGCAAACGCAGCAGGACCGGGATTTAGTCCATACACATACATGCCACCATCAGACTATCCTGTAGTGACTTGGCATGGTGTGCGTGCTGCTCAGCGATTTTATAATGGGTTTTTTGGAACCCAGAATTCGACGTTGGGGGAAAAGGTTCCTCACATGGTGGGTTTCGCTGGTGGGATGCACGGTCCCTCTAATCCATGGAGTATTCCCGCATATGAATATCTACCAAAGGGACAGACACCATGGGCTGCACCATTTGTACGCGACTGGGCTGTGCAGGGAATAAATCATCTTGCGTCATGGGTTTCTGCTCCTGTTGCGTGCGACTACAAAGGAATAGTGAAGTTAATCAAGTGTATGGACTTCCGAACGGCACCTTTCAAACCGGCACGCGAACCGGAAACCGGACCAGTCACGTTTCCAGAGTTCGCATATCTAGATATTTCTGATCAAACATGAAAACTCACTTTTGTTGGATTTACCATTCAGAGAATCTAAGTAGCAAAGGAACTGAAGAACTTCGCTACTCAATGAGGTCCATTGAGACTTTTCTGAAAGACACTGAGGTCTCATTCACTTTGATTGGATCAAGACCAGACTGGTATGCAGGACATCACATTCCGATTGAGAGATATACGGGACACAACCCACTTCGTTACTTTGACACTTTGAAGAAATTGAAACGATTAGTTGCTGATCCCTACGTTCCGGAAAACTTCTTTTGGATGATGGATGATGTATATCTTATCAAACCGACAACCGTGGAAGAATTGCAGATCCCGCGACACGATCCAAATGAATACGAAGTCAATACAGAATGGCGAGCGATAAAAAAGAAGACTCAGGAACATTTAAGATCCGCCGGGGTTCCTTGTCTGGATTATGCAACACATCTGCCGCACTTCGTTAACAAAACAAATCTACGTCATCTTTTTTCGATCTACCCGATGACGACTCCTATGGATTTGTATTTGTGGGAGATCCTTTACGGATCGTTGTTCTATGAAAACTCACAACCGTACTTCCCTTATTTCAGACGGGTACTTCGTAAACTAACTCCTGACGAGTTGCGAGAACATCTGAAGGATGCAGTTGTAACGAATAACAATGTTCCCGGATGGGGGGCATCTCTTCGTGCGTATTTGAACGATCTTTTACCAGCACCATCTTATGTGGAAAACGACCAATGAATCGTAACGAACAGCTAGCCCTGTTGAAAATGTACGCCCCTTCATCTAAGCGAAAAGGAATCTGGAGAGAGGGTGTTCTTCAAATCTGGGTAACGCGAGCGTGTGATCGTGCGTGCTCCCACTGTACGCAGAACTCGCAGTTTAGTGGTAAAGCCGAACGCATCTCTGTGCAACATTTCGAGCAGGCGTTACAATCAATTGAAGGGTACTTCGGCGTCGTCGGAATGTTCGGCGGGAATCCTGCCATACATCCGGAGTTCTACAATCTCTGCAAGTTGATGGAACAGTATGTTCCGTTCGAACAGCGAGGCATCTGGTGCAATCATCCACTCGGCAAAGGTTCAATCATGCGAGGGGTGTTTAATCCGGCAGTGTCGAATCTGAATGTACATCAAAGTGAAGAAGCTCATAAAGAGTTCGCACGCGAATGGCCAGAATCTATTCCGTATCTCAAAGGACTGGAAAACGATTCACGACATAGCCCACCACTGACAGCGATGTCTGATCTGATCCCGGATGATAACGAACGCTGGAAGTTGATATCGAATTGCGACATCAATCGATACTGGTCGTCCATCATCTGTGTGGTCCGTGGTGAGCTGCGTGCTTACTTTTGTGAGATCGCCGGAGCGCAAGCAATGCTCCATCAATACAATCAGAATTGGGCAGGAACGGGAAAACCTATGCCCGATACTGGTCTGAAAGTGGAGCCGGGCTGGTGGAAACGCTCAATGGTGGATTTCGCGGAGCAAGTCCGGACGCACTGCCACCATTGCGGAATCCCGCTAAAGGGATACGGGCAATTGGCCAATTCTGGTACAATGGAGCAAGTGACTGCTTTCCACAAAGATGTAGTCGCAATGAAGACTTCTGCGAAACGCGAAGTGCGTGTGGTTGAGAACCTGATTCAGTTAGGAGATCAAACACTTCCCAAAGCAACCGATTACCTTGAGAACGGAACACTGTGATGCAGACCCCACCAGATTCATGGGACGATGCCTACGACAAACTTCCAGTAACTTATTCGCATCTGAAAGGACTTGCCTGGACTACGGTACGCGAGCAATACGCTCTGGCAAACTTTCTACCCAAACAAGGGATGATGCTGGAAGTAGGGACGGCATCAGGAGTGACTGCTGCGATTGTCGCTACTTACCGTCCAGATGCTCGAATCGTTTCACTTGATATCTTTGAACCAGCAGCACACGCTGACGAAGATCGCGTAAGTCATGATGATGCAGATCCACTGAAACGATTCGGAAACTGGGGGTCTAATGCACGCAAGAATCAATCGTTGTTTGTTGGAACTCTTATGCAGTTTCGACGACTACAACCAGCGGTTCGATTTGATTTGATCTTCATTGACGGTGGTCACAACTTTGAATCGGTATACAACGATCTTTTGCTGGCTCCATCGTTATTGAAGGAAGGTGGAACGATCATCTGCCACGACTACAACGACCCCACATGGTTCCAAGTCACTGATGCTGTGAATCAGTTCGTACAGGAACAGCCGTTTGATCTCGTATCAACGGTCGGGAGTCTCGCGATAATGAAAGCGAGGTCAATATGAAACTTCGTGGATTGACTGTCTGCGTTGAGTACGACGATCTACTCAAGATTACATTGCCGCAGAACCTGCAGCACTTTGATGAGTGTCTGGTTATTACTTCCAGTGCTGACACTCGTACACAGGAACTGGTTAAGAAACACCCCAAAGCAAAGTTGTTTGTTACTGATTCGTTTTATGAGTATGGAGCATCGTTTAACAAAGGTCTCGCGATTGAACTCGGGTTCAATGCCCTCGGTCGTGAAGGGTGGATAGTGGTATGGGATGCTGATATTATCTTTCCAGAAGTGATGCCACTGAACGGAATGATGATCGGAAATCTGTACGGACCCCACCGTCGTATCCTTAATGATCCAAGGCAATGGTCTCCAGCATTGCAGTGGTCAAAATGTGTACGCGCACGCGACTTGGAGATCCCCGGCTACTTCCAGTTATTCCACGCAGATGATGCTGTACTCCAGTCACGTCCGTGGTATGATATCTCGTTTGGTCATGCTGGTGGTGGCGACTCTTTTTTCCAGTCAAAGTGGAATAAACAGAATCGTATTAAACTACCGTTCGATGTACTTCATCTTGGCCCCAGAGATTCAAACTGGTATGGACGAACTACTGAGCGGACGGACGGAATCCAGTTACAGGAAGTAAACGAGCGAAAAAAGAAACTCGAACTACTTCACAAACGAAAGGGTTGGTGCGGTCATAAACGAGACCGATCAATCCCGAATACTGATCGTATCAATGTTCCGGGGTTTGATGAAAGCAACTATGACTGGCATGGAGACCTTACCGATGCAAGTACTACCGGCGACGATCATAATCCCATGGAAGGACAGGGACGATCGGAAACCCCTGTTTGAATTCGTTCTGAACTGGGCACGGTGCCGTTTCGATCAGGTTATTGTTGCGGCTGATACAAGCCCGGCTCCGTTCTGCAAATCCAAACTGGTAAACCTTGCCGTATCGGACGCGCGGAACGCTGTGGTAGGCGTGCTGGACGCTGACAGCATGGTATCCGGAAACCAGTTATCAGACTCCGTATCCTACGCGGAGAAGTCCGGGAAACTGGTCTATCCGTACCAGCATTGTCTGCGACTTGATAATGAGCAGACGCAATTGCTTCTGAAGCAGAACCCAACATCGCCCACGTTCGAATGCAGCAACTATGTATGGCGAACAAAGAACCGCAGACTTCCGGTCACTCCGGGTGGGTTTATTCTTATCCATCGCGACCTGTATACTCAGGTTGGTGGGATGTGCGAAGAGTTCGTAGAGTGGGGCTGTGAGGACAATCACTTTCGGGACTCATGCAGAAAGGCGTTCGGACACGAAGTGCGGTTCGGTGGTTATCTATACCACATGTTCCACAAGTCGAATCCGATACGCCCGATGATGAATCAAATCCTTTATCGTGCAAAGTTCCTGCGACGTTAGTCAATGTTAATGACTGTTCCAGATATCAGCTCGTTGATATGTGTAACGATGACGAACTGACAATTAAGTTCTGTCGCCAGTTCCTGAACGAGCTGTTCTGCTGACTCGCGGTACTCCTGACTGAGAAACCGGAAAGGTTCGTCCAGAATAAACAGACTGCGACTTTCCGGTCTTTTCATTACCATAGCGGCAATCCGCAGAGCGAAGCTTACAATGTCCACGACTCCCCCACCCGTGTCGCTCATTGGATCGTATTCTTCTTCGCCGTCCATCAACAGTAATTCGACTTGAGTCTTTCCGGCTTTCTGGGTGTAGTTCAATTTGAGTTGATACCGGGAACCCAGTGCCGTCGAAAGACATTTCGAAACGACTGCAGCAAACTGATCAAAGCAAGATGACTGAATACTCGACGCAACCGATTGTGCAATCCCTCTCGCCTCTACGACTGTTTCATATTTACTGTAGAGTTCCTTGAGACGGTACTTCGATTCGGTGTAGTGCGACTTCAGTGTGGAGTAACGCTCTTTCGATCTGTCAATGATCTTAGCGACGTTCTCCAGTGCCTCAGTCATCTCTATCGATAAACTCTCCGTAGGTTTTAACAAAGTTTCTGAGGGCGAGCTTAAACTCATTTTCTTTTTCCTCGGTCTGAAGTTTCAGTTTCCTGAGATGTTTTCTGGCGGCTTTCTCGCCGGTCAGGTTGAACTCGTTGTGTAGCTGTTCAAGGATTCCATCACGACGGGCTTCCGCCTGATGGATCTTTTTTTGAAGTGCTTCCGCTTTCCGTTTCAGTTCGTTGATATCACGACTCATCGTCAAGCACCCCCAGCAGATAGTTACGAATTTCTTTGAGCACGTTATTCTTTCGCATTGTATCTTCCATCATCACACGGTAGTCGCTGTTGCTGGATTCCAACAAGCGAAGCTTTCCAATCCATGATTCGGCGTTCTCCTGAATTGCTTCAAGCTCTTTTGCCATCATCATGGGAAGGTGGGTATCTTCTCTTGTATCCAGATGATATGGAATCACTTTCATGTTCTCATACACAATCCCCACTCGTGGTTGATAATCAACCTGATCGCTGTTTCTGCGGAAGAATCCACCACAGTTGAAGACGTTGTACTTCTCTGCGTAGAACCCTTTGTGATTATCCCCGCAGACAACCAGACGCGAATCATACTCTTTAGCGATTGCTTTCGCATTTGAGGTTGGTGGGGCACCGGGAAACTTGCAGTCGCCAGACCACACGTAACGATGGATAATTGAGATTCCGTTGAACTCGTGTTTACGTTGTGGTGGTTCCTTTTCCCATGCGTACCAGTCGGTTTTAATTTCTGGTAGTAGTATTGCAGCGTCATTAGGAGAGAACAATCGAATCCCTTCTAACGAACGGTACGCTGATTTATCCATCTCGTCATGGTTGTGATTTGGGATGTCGTGCTGTCCCGGAATCGAATACATCTTTGGAAGTCCCTTCATCGCGAAATTGATGAGCTGCGGTGGGCTGTTCCATTTGTCGAACACATCGCCGGAACACAGGACCGGGAGTACGGGACAGATCGTGTCGTCCTGTACATTCATGCGAAGCATTCTCAGTTCAGTCAGACTCCTCCACATTGCTTGATACCAGTCTGGTTCGACAGATCGCCAGATTGGTGCTTTGTGTGACAGGTGCAAGTCTGCACATACAATTGCTATTGCTCGTCCGAAAGAGTTTTCCCGCATGTGGGACAAACCCGAATTGCTTTTGAGACTTTCGATATCGTAGTATTGATCGCCTGTAACTGGTTTCGACATTCTTCTAACTCCTGTTCGTATTGGGAAATGGAATCCAGACACTCTTCCAATCGCTCTATTGGTTTGTGGTCTGGTTGCAACGATAACACTTCATTCAGAACTTCCATCACGTTGTCATCAGGAAGCCCACTAAGCGACTCTAATTCATCCAGCAGTTCTGATAGACGATCGGCGTAGTTTTTTGTGTGCTCGATAGCGGTCTGCTGCTGGATCAATCCACGCAATCCAGCGTACACGGCTCCGTTGATTTCCAGCGTACTGGATAAACTGCTCAGACTATCTATCAGAACGCGGAGCCGTGTTTGCTGGGTGGTCAATCCATCGAGGACAAAACGTATCGACAACAGGGATTCAAACGCTGCGGAAACATCCTTGACCGGTCGTAAATCCTGTAGATGCTTTTTGTATTCGGTACGCCGCTCGTCTTCGTACTCGATTTGGCTTTTCAGCTTGCGTTCGTCATTCTGTATCCGCCGCAGAACTTTATCCATCAGTTCCATATTGACGATGGAATTCAGTTGCTTCCCAACTTCGGTGGGTGTAAGCGATAGCCAGAAACTTGCGTCATGTTGTTTCTGGAAGTTGAGTTCAGTGACTTTCAGTACATCTTCAATCGGCGATGGTACGTTATTCCCAAACGCTTTGAAAATCTGATCGTCTAACTGGTAGTAGTTTCGTTTGCCTTTTGATCGCTTGATAATGCGACCATCAATAGAAACCGACACGGAGCAATTACTCGCCCCGTGTCGGATGTACTTCTTACCCCGTGGCTGATTCAGGAACAGCCAGCGAAGTGCTCGAATGATTGCAGACTTCCCGGCATCAGTTGAGCCGACTATCGTCGTCACCTGCCCCAGTGTCAGTTTCAGGTTGCGATGCTTTTGGAAGTTTTTCAGCCTGATCCAGTTCAGCATAGTCAATCGGAACCTTTACACCGTAATCGTATTCGGCGATCATCTGCAGAAAGTGAATAGCTTTCCGTATGTCCTGTACCCCGTTCTTTTGTTTGTGTCGTGTGACGTACTTCACGACACTAAACTGCATCGCATCCAGGTTGTTCTTTCGAGCATACTGAATAGGTTGAATGGGGTACTGTTTGTAGTGGTCGCCGCCTACTTGGATGGCGAAGGCAGATTGATCCCCAGTCGTTCCAGTTTCTTCAGACATTCTTCTTTTTCTCGCTTGTTGGTGAAATGGTTAAGTGACTGTGTCTGGATTGCGTAACAATCCAAAGCAGACAAAGTCATTGCATTCAATTGGTAATCCAGAAACGCTTGATACGACTGCGGGAACAGCGGGTGGATGATTTCTCTGGCAATGATAGTCGCGTACTGCCGGATTTCCAATTGTGCGTGACTGTCCATCCGCAGTCCGAGGAAGTGAAAGATATTTCGCAGATCGCACTTCCAATAGGCTTCCGTGTAGGTGGAGAGCGGAAGATCCTTCCGGGCTTGTTCGCGTGCCACCCCAGCTTGAAGTCGTATTTGGTAAATGTTCTTCGCTTCTTTATGGAAACGATCCTCTATGTCTGATAAGTCTTCTCCGTCCATCCTAACAGGATTATAGCGATTCAGGAACCCATCGCTTCCCTGCTTGTTGTTGTCTGACTGGAGTCGCCATTCGTCTGCGGCGGTTATCGCCATGCTGTCGATTGCTGGTTTGTAACGAGTGGAGTACTCGTTGACATTGGCGGTTCGATGGCGAATCCACTGCCGCCAGGTATCCATCGGTACTCGAACAAGCAACTTGACTTCACACATCTCGAATGGGGTTCCATGGTTGTGTCTCATGAGATAACGAATCAGACCTTCGTTATCGTTTTCCTTTCCATCACGTTGGTCATTGCCGTAGGAAACTGCCGCAGCCTGTACTACGGAACTATCATCGCCCATTACGTCTACTAAGCAGACGAATCCATCAGAACCGACTGGGAATCTTTTCCAACGCAGATCATCAACAACACTCATTTTACTACTCCTGAAATGTAAAAACGAGTAGGTGTACGGGGCGGTTTCTCAGTACCACGTACACCCGACTCGCTAACCAACACCACAACGAGTGGTGTGGTTATACTGGTACGAGCAGAGAACAGTTAAGTGCGTTCGCCAATTTCTCTGCAGAGTTATTCACACCGGCTTTGGTTTTGTACGTTTCGCTGGTACAGATGACTTTCCCGTTTGATCTGGAAAGTAGCACAAACCAATAACAACCCTTCGCACCTCTGACTTCGATTCTGTAAGGACTCATTTTCACTTGACCCTCTGTCTGTAAATACGCTCGATGATGTCTTCCTGCTTTTCCGAGTAGTAGGAAGGCGGATTGTCAATCAGATTAGCGATGAAATCGATTTCCCAATCGATTAGATTCTCGCCGTCATTATCAATTACACGCACTCGTTCCTTCAGATCCTCGTGCCGTTTGTCAGGCTTCCTGCTCATCTACAAGTTTCCGTATGTAGGGTTTCAGATTCAGTTGACGCATTGCGATGTTGCAATGCTGACGTGTCAGTGGTCCGAGTTGTCGCTTCAGTATCATGTTAGCGACTTTTCGCAACGCTGGATCTAATTCCTGAAGCATCGCCCACCACTGCATAGCCCCTTCGACTGGTGAGATGGTCTTACACTGCAGGGCAGTTAGAATTGTGAATAAACCCATCGGGATTGATTGCCGCGATGGGTTCAGGAGCATTTTCAGATGCTTCGGCTTCAGACCGTATTTACGATTGAGATCGTAGGTCGCCCTGAAGTAAGTGGAGATCCAAGGATGACGTTCAAGTGTTTCTAGCAGTATCTCATGATAGCACTCCTCTTCTAGGTTTTCCAAAGTGTCCAACAACGCTTTAATGACGGCCAGTTCCTGACAGCGAGTTCTTCCAGTAAACCCCCCGACACGATCACCAACTTCTTTGGATGCTTTTTTGCTGATTTTGGGTTCCATGTGAAGTGGTCCGGTGATCGTGTCGATGACTGAAAGCGGGGGAGAAAACCACTGCGCTACACCGACGAACTTAACGCAGTAGCATTGTTTGATATCATCCCAGTACAGAGGTGATGTCTCACCGTTCCATTTGATTGCGACTCTACAATCTGTGCAGAACGGCATACCCGGAAATCCCGGTGGACCTTTCTCGACGACGGTTAGCTTGCGGCTTCTGCAGATTGGGCAGCGAGCTGTTGGCATCGTTTCATTGCTTTCTTCTTGGACCGGAACACGTTGTCATATTGCTGACCGGCTGGAATGTACCCGTGCCACGAGTTCGTCTTGTTGCACATAATACCATCCAGCAGACCGTCGCTGTCGAAGTCCAGTGCGACGATTGTGGTCTGAATGGTTCTCCACATTGCGTCTGGCGTGCATGAAATGTCCACAACGAAATTGATAACGTCACCGACTTTGAGTTTCATTGAACTTTCCCAGTAAGACTTTTTGAAATCTCCAGGCACCTCGCCTGAATTCATAAAGATCGTGACCGGCTCGAAACTCTTCTCTCTGTTTCGGTTTGGTGGTAGACTCCAGCAAACTTCCGTCGCAGTTGCCGCCGATGACTCTGTGCCTATAGGTTTTTGACGTCATCTGGATTTACCTTTTTGAGAAAAGTGTTCAGCCGGACTCCGAATATCCAACCCCCATATAGTCGCAGTGATGGTAACTTTGCTCCAAAGAAATACTTAAATTTTTCGGAATTTATTCCGGCAGACCAAAGCGAATACGGCATGTACACCATGGCTTCCCGGCGGTCTCTTTTGTGAATAATCATCCAGTACGGAACCCCCGCTTCCTTTGCAGAGCGATGGGCTTGTTCAATGAAACCCAGAAAGTCAGATGACTTCGGTGCAGCAGCAGCATCAACCAGATCGCCGACCTGTGCTTTGCTGTACCCGCGTTTAATCTCGATGGCGATACGATCTATCAGCGGCTGTCCGATTGGGTTCGATGCCTGTATGTCGCCGTGGTTTCCAAAAGTGGTCTTCCCCTTTTTACTTCGCTGGGTAGCTCGACCACCAGATGAAGCGGTACGCCAGAAGATATCATCATCTTTCCCATGCGACCACCAAAGCGACAACTGTTTACAGATCTCCCGTTCGTACGCTCCGCCTTTAGCCTTCGTATTCTTAGCCATCTCTGAACCTCGGTTCTGCTCGCGTTAAAGAATTCATCCCTAAATCCCGGACAGCCTTATTCCACTTTTTGCGATCAACCTGATCCGTGGTTGATTCGCATCGCGGAGTTCCCGGTAGCGGCAGAGTAACAAGTTTCAGATTACGTCGTATAGTCTTCTCGGACTCCATGATCGATTCATATTGCTTCCCCGATGGTTTCATTTCCCCACGCAGGAACTTCGCTGCTGTCTTTTCTCCAATCCCCGGTGCGCCCGGTATATCGTCCGAAGAACACCCCGCGATAGCTTTTACCATACGCCACTGACGCACGGATAAACGCCAGTCCGCTAAGTAATCCTCAACCCGATAGATTTCCCGTCTGGTGGGATTCCACAACGAGACACGCTTTGTCAGGCATTGGTATAGGTCATGGTCTGCCGACACGATAATACATTCCGTGTCGCTGTGCGTCTGGACAAACGACGCTATCAGATCATCTGCCTCATACCCTGACTCAGCGAATAGATTCCGGAACCCCATGTCCGGCAGGGTTTGCGTTTGAAGTCGTTTGATCTGTTTGATCATTTGAATGTACTTCAGCCGATCATCTTCAGACATTTCCGATTTCTTCTTTTCTCGATTCGCTTTGTAACCGGAATAGATTTCCTTTCGTTTTGATTCCAGTCCATCGAAACAGAAAGCGATGTTAGTTGTCGAGAACTCCTGCTGGAATGTTCCAATGTCCCGAAGCAATCCAAACATCACACCAGTGGGGATATCGTGATGAGTTAGATCTCGCATTCCGCTATGATAGTTCCGCCAGCAAAGATAGTTGACGTCACACACGATCCAGCGATTACTCATAGCGAGGTTTCCTTTTCGGTTTCAAAGACTCACGCAGTTCATTCCAAACTTCCCCGACCAGTTCCTGCAGACGGTAGTGACCGTTCTTTGTTTCCTCAATCGTCTGAATCAGTTTCTCGCGTCCGAGCGGAACCTCGCTGAACTCTGGTGCTGTGATCTTTTTTCCTTTGTTCCAGTGTTCATTCTCGACCAACCAGTCAACACACCCACCAATGTCGTCGAATCCGTATCCAGCTATGATGGGGATATCAGCCTGTCCCACGAAGTCTGTGTGACGGTTTTTCTTTACGTCCATCCGGGTAATGATTCCGTACTTTCGCTTCTTACCACGAACTTCTTTGGTGAGTGTTTTGATTACACTCGTCCAGATTTCAGATGTCGCGTAGAACTTCAACGCACGTCCACCGGAGCGAGTCTTCTCGCTGAACGTCATTCCAAGGTTGTCGCGAGTCTGCACAACGATGATCAGAATGGAACCGCTCTGTTTCATGGGTCTGATCAAACTGCGAAGTTTCTTGCTGTTGATCTTCGCCTTCCCATCCGACATCTCCCCGGTAACTTTCTTTCCTGCCGCAGCTTCCTTCTCCTGTGCCTCTTCTTTCTTTTCTTCCTGTCGGGAAGTCAGGGCATCGATGCTGTCGAGAATGTAAATCGTTGGACCCCTGCGGAATGCAGCCTTCGCATGTTTGTAGAAGTCTTCGATGTAGGCTGAGCAACACGGCTCACCGTTTTCATCGACTGCTGGTGCCCGTAGTCTTTTCGCTACTTTCTTCCCGAAGTAACGATCAACATCAAACAGTACACCGTCTTCTGTGTTGTCGTGGATGAATGTGTAGTCGTCGAATGCGGGGTCGATGGATGCTTCAGCAAATGCACACATCGTAAAAAACGACTTACCGGATTGAGAATCGCCCACGAAGAAATAGTACTTCCCTTTCTCATACGCACAAAAGGGATTGTCTGTCAGACTGCAGTTGAGAAGTGTCGATGCACTGCTCAGGAAGTTTTCCGGATCGAACACATACTTGGGCGACTTCGTTTTCATAAAGCTGAGTAATCTTTCTGTTTTCATAGTTCACCGAAAAAGCTGGGTGAACCGTTAAGTCCACCCAGCTTCTGAGTTACACAAGCGAATCGTCAACCGTGATCAGAGAGAACTACTTCTTGTCCTTTTTCTTGCTGAAGGCTTTCTTGAAGTCCTCGTCATCATCATCGTCGTCGTCATCATCGTCTTCGTCGTCCTCGTCCGTAGTCTTGGCAGCCTTCGCAGAAGATTTGCCCCCCGATGATTTGCCGGAACCCTTCGCCGCAGCTTTGGCAGACTTTTTTGCTGGCTTCTCGTCTTCATCATCATCGTCTTCATCATCATCATCATCGTCATCTTCGTCCTCGTCGTCATCGACTGGGACTACCTTGCCACCTTTGGCCGTGCTCTTGCTCGCTGCCTTTGGTGGTGACTTCTTTGAAGATTTCTTTGCGGGCTTTTCATCTTCGTCATCATCGTCATCGTCTTCGTCGTCCTCATCATCGTCATCTTCGTCTTCATCCACTGGCGGCTTACCCTTCTTCGAAGGTGCCGCAGCACCCTTTGCCGGAAGATTCAGATGTTCAATCAGCACAGTGAGGGCATCTGCGTGATTCTTGATAGATTCAAGTGCCTGAGCCAACGTCATTTTCGCCATTGTTACTTACTTCCCAACTGGAACAAATCGTACAACCAAAACACAAGTTCAGCCACACACTGAACTAGAATGGAACATCGTCATCATCATCATCATCGTCATCGTCATCATCCCGACGCTTTTTCTTGGATGACTTTTCCACCTGTTTCTTTTTGTTTTTAGGTGGTTCGTCATCATCATCATCGTCATCTTCGTCCTCGTCGTCATCATCGACTGGTGGTTTCTTCTTGGATGACTTTTTTGCTGGCTTTTCATCTTCCTCATCATCATCATCGTCATCATCATCATCGTCCTTGGACTTCTTTTTCTTCGGTGGTGCCGAAGTCTGGAAGTACATGTCCGACAAGTCTTCATAGGATGGCAGGACGATCATCGCATCCACGTCGATTTCGTGTTCGATCACCTCTTCCGGCAGATCTTCTTTTCTTGCACGGAACAGGATCGACGATGCCGGGAACCATGGGCGGGTATTGCCTGTCGGTTTTTCTTCGAACGAAATACGAAGAACCTGCCCACCTTCGAAGTCGGCGTAAAAGTTCTCTTCGTCATCCGGGTCAAAGTTTTTCAACTGAGCATCCAGCAGTTTCCCGAATCCGTGGAAACTGTAGTCGAAGACCTGAATCCCGCTGTCGCGATCCTCTTCGTCGAGAATCAGCATGATCTGGCGTTCCTTGACTGCTAACGCCTTTGTCTGTTCATCGCTTGTGTCTGGATCTTGAAGCAGTTTGTTGCGATGGTCACATATCGGACATCGCATTCTGTGCTTCGGCGAAAGGTGCTTCGTGTTGTGATATGGACACGGAACAAGCGACTGCTCTGGTCCTACGTTACCATGAGCGAAGTAAGTCCGTTCGGCGTAGAGTTTACCGACACGGTCATATTTGTACGCTCCCGGATTGGCTTCCGTTGCGATGAACGGAATGATACTCCATCGCTTGTTGCAGGTAGCTTTGATCTTGACGACCTTCATGCCGTCAGGCAGCGTCAACGCACCCTTACCCTGCCCAGATGAGTGTTCTTCCGCACGCTGCCTCATTGACAGGCGTTCGGCTTTTTTGGCTTTATTCTTTTTCGCCATGACGAAACCTTATGAAACGATTCCATGCTGCTTCTCCGGCGAGAATACCATACTTGCCGAGTCTGCAGTTCAAATAAGTAATCAGTGGGGATAACCCCAAAACGACCCAAAATTCCCAGTACATGACGAACTCCTAACGTACACCCCCCTTCGACCTTGAAGCAGTCTTATTGATCGATTCGATCTCCTCTCTATCAGCAGTGACTTCTGAGTAGTAGTCCATGCTGTATAATGTGATCAGACCCTTGAGCATATCGCGTTTGTGATTCAACGCGGTGACTCCGGCCTGAATGATATCAACGTCGTACAAACACTTGTCCCGGAGTTCTTTTGCTTCCTGATAGTCGCTGCTGTTCCGCATTGCGTTCTGTACAGCGACTTCGGTGATCTTCATCAGTTTGAACTTTTCAGGATTCTTCCGGACTTTCGCATCCAGTTCCGCCTTAACAGCGACGTAGGTCTGCTCAGCCTCAGCCAATGCGAGCTTTGCATCAGCCAGTTGACACATCAGTTTATGAACGTCTGCGACGTGCAGAACACATTCCCGGTCCAGACGATTGGGATCAATCCGGAAGATGTTTCGTGGTTCTTTAGCGACTTTTGCCATATCGGACTTTCTGAAAAAGTGTTTTATTTATAGTCGCAGTGATGCTAACTTTTAATTCCAAAAACGTTGTAAGCCATAAGTACAAGTCCCGCCTTGCCGGAATCAAAAACGTTGCTTTCGAACGCTTCGAGCACCAGCGCAGCCCTGGCACTGATCTTGCTGGGTTTGCTCTGGTTCAGGATTATCGCAGACGCATACCCCAGAACGCAACGGCGTACCCCTTCAGCGTCCTGCTCGATGGACTTCAGAACCTTTGCGATGTCACCCCATGTGGAACGCAGGTCCATAAGTTTACGAGCAAGATCAATCCCCACTGCCTGAACATCACTCTTGAGGATTGCCGCTTTCTGATCGTCTTCGTTTTCCAGATCCTGTATCTGATGCAGGATGACGAGGGCTTTCCTTGCACTGCCATCACTTGCAGTAATGATCATGTCACGAACGTCGTCACTGAGGTTGATCTTCTCTTTCTTGCAAACACGTCGAATGATCTTCGTCAGACCGTCTGTCGTGAAACTCTTCACCTGTATGTCGGTGCAGCGTGTCTTGATGGTCTCTTTCAGCTTCTGGGCATTCGTAGTATTCAGAACAAAGATCACATGCTTTGGGGTGTCTTCCAGCACCTTCAACAGCGAGTCCTGTGCGGCGGCTGTTAACTGATGGCACTCGTCCAGCAGGAACATTCGCCACTTGCCATTCAGGGGACTGGCATGAATTCGGCGTTTGATATCCCGGACCATATCGATCCCGTTATTGTCCGCACAATCGATCTCCTGATAGTCCTGATCGGAGATCACCAACATCTCTTTGATGATGCGGGCAATGGTAGTCTTCCCACAACCGGATGGACCCGTAATGAGAATAGTTCGTGGGATCTTATTGTTCGTTAACATTGCCGACAGTTGACGCGATGCACCTTCCTGTCCTACCAGTTGATCCCAGTTCGTCGGACGATATTTCTTGTACAATTCAAATTCAGTATCGTTTGCCATTGCAGTATCCTTCACAGTGCTGTTTTTGGAACCCAGATCCCCTTGGAGTTAATGTCGTATGGTTCTTTCGCGAACCATGAGGCATCAATCGGGGCGACGTCGGCTTCTACCACCATCGGAACAATAATCCATTTCCAGTGACGTGGTAGTTCTACTTCCATGATATACTTCCATTTGTGAAGCACATCCTGGAGTTCGCTAGGGACAGCATCTAACACGACGGAGTCGTGGATCTGTCCGATAATGAGTGTTTTCATCTTGTGCTTTCTCAGCCACTTCTGCAGGCGAATCAGACCCCACAGCAGACAGTGGAAAGCACTCCCCTGAATCGGATGGTTTGTTACGTCGTTCTTGGAGTAGATCCCAGTGACCTGAAATCCTGTTTTGGTTTTCCAGCCACCAGTTTTCAGATACTGGGCGAACGTATCGAACTTCCACTTGTCGTATCCCCGGAACCGCTCTTTCCAGAATATCTTTTCTACCGTCCGGATGTGATCCATGAACGTGCCGGGTTCTGGTTCGGTACTGGTTCCGCGTTCTGTGATTCCCTTTTTGGCCAGATGCTTCCGGATAGATCGCTCTTTGCCGTTGATGTTCAGGGTGATGTTCCGCATTTCCATTACGTCCCACAGATCGCTGCCTACAGTCTTGTAGTACGAACCGTAAAACTCTGGAAACACGAAGCTGTTCTTGCTGGCAGTTCTGGCAGCTTTCGTCACCTGCTCTGGTTTACACAGAAATATGTCACATGCTGTATCTCGGTGCATATCCGTAGATGGATCTTCGATATAGCGAATCATCGCCGGGTCTTTGTGATAGCACGCACTGATACGAACTTCCACACCGCTACAGTCGATTTCCGCAATACAACGACCTTTCCGTGGGATGAAGCAACTCCGGATCAGACGTGCCATCTCGCCTTCCCGGATTGGCAGATTCTGGAAGTTGACTGCTTCTGAACTTGATCGCCATGTTTTTGTTGTGTGAAGGTTAAAGAACACTCGGAGAAACCCACCACGTGTCTCCCGCTCGATCCCGGCAAGGAATGTGCGGTCGCTCTTGATCAGCTTACACATACGACTGTAATCCCGCACGAAAGGATCATCGATCTTTTCAAGTGCGAGTGCATCTGTAGATGGTTTCCCTTTGTCGGTGTACGCGGTAGGCTGATATTTGAGTTCCTTGAACAGTAACTTGCCCAACTGATCGGGCGACGTCAGTTTGGCTTTCTCGCCGTATCTCTTTTTCCAGAGTCGCCAGTAATCGTGTTCCTTGAGTTCTTTGGTGACGTTCTTGATTTCTTCCTGCATCTTGAGACGCGAGTTAGAAAGGAACTCGGTATCAATGCGAAATCCATTGGAAGAGATTTCGCTCATCACTATTGCACCTTCGTGCATCAGGTTATACGCTTCCGGTTCGCACGGTATCATATCATCTCCTCATACGCTGGGTGTTCCATCAGGCGAGCTTGTTTGACCGCTACCTTGTATTCCAGAAGTGAGTCAAGTCCGCAGTAGACTAACAGTTCGTGCATTGGGATATCCTGTACGATCCTGTTGACAGCATGACTGTCATCTTCTTTCTTATCGTCGCTTGTCATGAAGTCATGGATCTTGTCGTTGTAGCTGGGTTGACCCAACTGAACAAACGACTGGAACTTGATACTGGTGACTCCCTGCCGATTGTCCAGACTGTGAGCTGCCTGCATGGTATCCCACAACCAGCCACGAACACGGGTTTTCAAGATCGCTTGAGTCCACCGATGTTCAAACTGCAGGTTACTGGCAATTTTCTTTACACGGGGGCTTCTGCAGAACGCTCTAACGGCTTCTGCAACCCGTTCCGACCACGCAACGGCAAAAGTATACTTTCCGCCTACGCAGAAGCTAACGGCCAGAATCCGGGCTTTGCTGTGCTCCGGTTTCAGGCTGTTGGTTTCGTAGTCCCACGCAACCGTACCACCATTCTCAGCCAGATGGTTGATACATCTGATTGCTTCCTTTTCATCGAGGATATTAACCTGAGAATGGAAGTCTGGGATCTTGTTCTCTTTGTAGGGGTGCTTCCTGCGTTTCAGTGCAGAAGCGATCTGCTGTTCGAACAGTACGCCGGAACACTGCCGTTCCTCATTCGTGGGTTCAATCACGGGACAGACCCAGCAGTTCGTTAACTGTGCTGGAATCTGATAACCATACCAGCGATGTGGATCGCCTGCTGGTTTATTCCATGTGAACTGGATAACGTTCCTGACTGCGGCATCCCCGATAGCAATCACTGTATGGGGTTTCAGTTCCTTGATCGATTCGCGTAGTTTGAAACTGCAGGCATCAATCTGTTCGCTTGTGGGTTTATTGGTATGGCAGATTGTGGCAGCAGTGACGTAGCAGTTCTTCGGACTGATGTTCATATCCAGAAGTACGTCGCGTACTTTAGTACCGACAGAAGACATCATAAAAACACCGCTGTCATCCGCAGGTTTACTGATCGGCGGCAGTACAATCATCACACCAGTGGAACCACTTCCCTGCGGTTCCAGCTTGGGTGACTTACAGTGTTTGTACAGACCGCACGCCCCACAGCGAGCAGATGCTGAATAAACCTTTGTCCGCATTAAAGTCGCGGCCTGAAACAAACCCTTCATCTATTGCCCTTCCGGTTTGTCCGCACGGGCAATCGCTGCCGCGTCGGAGTACTGTTTGTCCTTGTAACGAACTGCCAGTTTCTCGTTGTTCTGAATCAGTGTCCTCGTCCGAGAGATGTCCAGAACTTGCCGGAACCCTTCCATATAGAATTCCAGATCACCCAGTTCTTCGATCAGGTTTTCGCGATCCAGGGACTTCCCGTACATCGTATACGCCTTGACCGTTGTCAGCAGCTCGCCAACCTCGGTTGCCAGTCCGAGTGCCATGTGAAGTAGATCGCACTTCACAAGATCGAGTCCAGCCATTACGGCTTCTGGCGACTTCTTGAGACAATCAACCTTCTCCTGATGTTGGAGTTCCAGCAGATACGCTTCGTGACTTACACTGCCCTGCATTACTCTTCGCCTTTCTTTTCATCGACCACACCCAGTGCGGAAATATACGAATAGTTTCCGCCAGAAACTTTCAGAATGCCATCACAGATTTCGCAGTCGTTGTGCTTCTCAGCCACAGTGCGAAGTAGTTTTGGGACTGCCCGGAACTGAATCACCGGACCATCGTATTTGATCTTTTTGGTTTCGCGAGACCAGCCGGAGTTGCCTTCGCCATACACTACCAGCTTCCCCGGTTTCAGCGTAATAGTGATCTCGTTCTTGTCTGCGTTCTGACTGGAAAAGATTTCAGCCAGATCCGCCGCTTCGCCCAATGCTTTCGGAAGTCTGACACGTTCCCCGGAGCGACTGAACAACCCCTCTGTATCCGGGAAGTTCTCGATGTGCTGACGACAGGAAATGATCAGACCGATTGGACTGCGGAAATGCACCCAGTTATCGGTCACTGATACTTTGGTAACTCCGAACGGAATCACCTGTTTGATCGTGGCGGCTCGAATCAGGACGAACTTTTCAATGGGTAGTTCCATCCGGTACTGTGCAATCTGCAGGTCGTCGGTAGCCTGAACCCATTCGGGGTGTAACTGAACACAGGTGATGCTGAACTTGTTTTCATCCTTGCCAGCACAGGAGATCACCATTTCCAGACCGTCAGAGAAGTCTTCGGGAAGTTTCTTCCACTTGCCGGGTGGTTCGATTGAATCGACAGGCAGTTGAATCTCTGCCTCACGACGAACGCCAATCTTTTTGTTCTTACCCACAAGTACGACTTGAGATTCTTCGATCTGAATCTCGATGACTTCCTCTTTCATTTTGCGAAGTGTTTCGAGAAGCGTGTTTGCATGAATGGCTCCATCGAGTTCAATCTCGGTGGGTATTCGACAAGCAACCTCGTCATTGTAGGAAAGGATAAACCCTTCCCGGAAGACGACGCAACTGGACTGTTCGACAATCTCTTTGTTGCTGATACCGGGGGCGACGATTTCGAGTTGTCTGAGTAACGCTTCGCGATCAATTTTCATTCTGTTTACCTCTTCTTTTAATGTGGCGGAAGATTCTCGTCTTAGTGTCGCCTCGCATCTCGTAGACTTCATAGAACGTCAACATGATATCCGGCCCCTTCCCGTTGTGCTTGTCTTTTAAAGCCTGTTCGGGAAGTGATTCCCCGGAAGTACTCCCGGAGTAGAACAAAAGCATTTTACGTGATCTGTTCTTTTTCATATTCAGAACAGCTTGACCAATGAACTCGCGTCCATGGTTTTCGTGGTAACCGTTCTCTACTTCGACCTGTTTTCTCTTCTCAATTGCTTCGCCTTCTGATTGATAGCAACCAATGTATTTCTTTCCGAGTTTAACAATCCATCGTTTAATTCGTTTGTCGAAAGAAACTCCGCTGACCCCAGTCTTATTATTTGACTGGAGTTTGACGTTCTTTTTGTTTTCTTGTCTTGTGACATCCCGTAAATTGCTTATTCGGTTATTTGATGGATCTCCGTCAATATGGTCGATTTCTCCTGTGGGCCAATACCCATAAACAAAACGCCAAGCAATATGATGGGCGTAGTATGATTCATTTTGAAAGGAGATCTTTGTATAACGTCCCTTTTTCGGATTTCCTGCCGTCTGCCCTTTCATCGCTCTTGGAGCGACATCCACCCTCCATGTGAAGTGTCCGGACTCTGGATTGTATTTGAGTACTTTTTTTAGTTGTTTCGCACTCACAAGTATAACCCTACTTTCCGTTCTTTCTTGGCAACGAACGGCCAAGGCCAATCTGGCAGGGATTCAACCATCATTTCATAAAAGCGAAGATTGCAGATTTTTCGTGCCCCGTGATAATTGATGACGCCTTGCTCAATCGTGGACCCATTACTGTCGCAACGACCTAAAGTTTGGCCGCAACTTTCTACCCATTTTTTTACGACTGCCTGTTCTGCTTTCTTCAGAGTACTCAGATTCCGTCCGGCACGGTGTTTCGTGGGAGACAACACAGAGCAGTTCAGTGTGTAGGGTGGACTCAGGAAATCAAACTTCCCGCCGGTCATCCTTGGAACATACAAACGACCGAAGCCACCAGCCTTCGCCCAGCTTGCCGAGTCAACACTGTACCACGGATAGCGAATAAGAAGCTGGTGGGCCGTCATCGCAAACCCGTGAGTCTTGACCAGTGGTAAGTGAGTTTCTTTATCACACAGAACTGTGAATACTTTGTCTGCCCACTCATAGTAGTTGGCTTTGGTGATCTCCTGTCCGAGTCCACCGATTCCGATGTAGTTGTAACCTTCGTCTAAGTAGCGATGAACCCATCCGATGTCTGTGTTGTAGTGGATGACTGGAACTGGGAATAAGCCCCATTCGTTTTCTATGTGTTTGAGAATGTTGTAAGACATCTCTGGATTGAACAAAACATCAAGTGTTGCGAATGCGTCAATTGAATCTTTGTAATCGATCACAAACTGACAGTATGTCGCTAAGTAGTCGTAGAACTCTTTGGACTTGTAATAATCATACGAAGTCTTACGCTTACTTCGAAACAGGCTGGGAGAGCGTCTGCGTGCTGCAAACCTTTCCATCGGAGTCATCTTGGACATTCGATCCTTCATGTCCTCGGTGATGCTGCCGTGGTGACCGATATGTTTGTTGTACAGCGAGTGTGCCCCAGAGTCCAAAAAGAAAAAGCGAACGCGTTCTTCAGCACGTTCGCCTTTGGTCTTCCTTGTCCTGCATGGGGGAATGTGTCGGGATTCCCCTAATCGAGTCATTACTCCTGCTTTCCTTCCGATGGTCCGGGAACATTGACACCCAGACAGTTCATCATGCGGTGCCATGTGGAATCGTGACGCTCCACAATCGTATTGAACAGTTTGGCTTTGAAAATCATATCATTGCTGTCGGCGATTTGCAAAGCGTCCTGAATGTACTCGTTGATTATCTCAATCTGGCGTTTCGGGTTAACCTGCAGACCCGCTGGGTAGAGCAGCGTATTGAATTCTCCGAATGCGTCCGGGAAACTCCGATAGTTTGGATACACCGGGACGCAACCGAACGAGACGGACTCCAGCAGACAGAAACTGATCCAGTCTTGTAAGCTGGTTGAGAGTTGTACCGCAGACTCCTGCAGGATGGTGTAGTACTGACTCTTATCCAGTTCGTCCCGGATTTCCAGAAACTCCGGAAATCGCTGTTCAAGATCCTTTGCCCGATCAATTGCGGTCTGATCGTCGCTTCTGAACTCTGTTCCGGAGCATATGATGAAGTTGACGTCATCATACCGACAACCGTGTCGGTTGTTGATGTACCACTCAACCACGTCCAGAAACAGATGAGGTTGCTTCTCAGAATCGAATCGCGAACTGAACACAACCTGATTCTTTTTCTTGTTGTCGCGATGGGGGATACTGCTGATAACACTTTCGCTGTCGAACACATGCCCCACACAATGCTTCTCGGCGTGCGACTGGGGAAACGCGACATCCAGTAGTTCCGCCAGTATTGGACTATTCACGAATACATGCGAATAGATATCCATTGCTGCCGCTTCCGCATGTCGTATCCACGGTTGCATTCTTGTCGTGAAGTCGTACTGGTCAACCGACTGAGCATGACAGAACGCCCCCATTCGTATCCAGTCTCTGACCTGCTCCATTGCCATAGCGATCTGTTCGATTCCGGGGTGCCAGAAGTCATCGAACAGGATACGGTCGTTGTTTGTGATCTTTCCATCGAGTATCATAGTTACGAGCGTTTCGGTCTGCTTAAATGCCCACCCAAGACGACGTTTCAGATTCAGAACTTTTCCTTTCCCCATTTCCTGAGAATGGGGGGCGAATGCGGTTTCGTGTCCGATACTACCTTCGATACGCTCGTATTCAACCTTGTTCTCGATCCACTTCCTTTCAAGCCACCCCACACGCGGGGCAGACCATTGTGAAGTGTACCGGGTTTTGTAAGACTCCAATGGGACGTAGTACAACATAGATCAAACTCCTGAAATGAATGGAAACAGAACCGGATCAGATAGCGAAGTCTTCAGTAAACCGCTCGTCATTGTAGGGTGTTGAAAATATGTAGTCGTCATCACCTCCTTCGGGATGAGCAGTAATCCAAGTGATGCGTTCCTTTCCGAACAACTTAATTGCGAAGCAATCAGATATTATGATGTCATCTGGATTCCTCGATACGAGGTATTTATCCAGATCGGAGTACTGCTCACGATTCCACAAATTTCCGAAGTTGTTGAGAAACTCGTTTACTGACTCCACTTCAACAAACAATCGCGTATCTTTTCCTGACCGGCTAAAACTCGCAAGTTTGTCCAGTACATACTCGATTGTCGCCTCTCTGTGGTTCAGATCGTTATCGGCACCCAGATAGACCGGAATAACGAACTGTTGTTTTCTGATTTGATGCAATCTTCCGATGAAACGATCAAAGCTAGTCTTCAATGAAATCCCTGTAAGATACGATCCGGGAATGAACAGTGTTACCTGTTCTCTCCAGTCGTATGGTCCTTCGCACTCCTTGCCCATGAAGCAGGAACCCTTGAAACGGTTTCCGTTTGGGTTGGAGACTTTTATTTCTTCCTCTTCCTCGAATGGATCGCTCTGCTCGATTGGTTTCGCTAGTAAGGGGAAATGCTCCATTATCGTAACGCGACCGCCGTTTTCCCCATCCTCAGAAACTTCACAAGAATCAAGATCGAACTGTTCCAGCAGTTCTTTGGCCATCATTTCGCACGACAACGTCGTTGGTTCGGCCCCATATGTAAAATGGCAATACGAAGCCATATCGCGTTTGAGTTGGATAAACTCAATATCACGGTTGTCGTGGGTTACTCGCTTCCATGCTGATACATGGAACATATGGCGATGCACAGTTTTCAGATATGCGTGTTGTTCCGGAGCATCCGGCCAATTGTGAAATGCTTCGAACTGGAAACGACAAACAATATGGGATCTGGTGGTCATGATTACTTAACCTTTGATAAGAGAAAACAATTCGGCACGGGTTGCTGGTGTATTGAACGCACCAGTGATACAGGAAGTGACCATAACGCTGTTGGGTTTCTGCACACCACGACATGCCATGCACATATGCTGCCCCTCGATGATACATGCCGCCCCACGGGGAGACAGGTGCTCATTCAGGGTATCGACAATCTGCTTAGTGAGGCGTTCCTGATTCTGCAGTCTGCGGGAAAAGGCTTCCACAAGACGAGCCAGTTTGCTGAGTCCGACGATCTTCGTTCCGGGGATGTATGCAACATGAGCTACCCCGTAGAACGGAAGTATGTGATGTTCACACATACTGTAGAAGTGAATGCCACGCAACAAAACCATTTCGTCGTACTGTTCTGCATCGAATGTAGTGAACAATGACGGAATGTCAACGGCATAGCCGCAGTACAACTCCTCCCACGATTCAATGACACGACGTGTGGTATCTTTCAAACCCTCACGGGTAGTATCTTCCCCGATAGCATCGAGGAAGTCGCGTATGCCCTGTGCTGATCCATTGAAGTCTGCTCGCTCTGCGATAGTATGCCGCAGATCAACAAACTCACGAAACTCTTCATCCGTCAGGATCAGAGGATCACTGTGAACGTTTGCTTCTGTGGGCATTACCGGCATATTGCCGTCATCGTCGAACTGTGGCAGGTCTGACTCTGCTGATTCAGAGTCATCAGATTCAGGGATAAACGGTTCTGAAAATTCACGCTCGTCATCGGGTTCCTCAAATGGCGAATTCATTGTTCTGTTTCAAGGCACATTCCATGCCGGGTAAAAGTGGGTAAAACTTGAACCAACCAATATAGTCGTAGTGATGCTAACTATGGCAAGCCCACAATTTTCTGGATTTGCAGACAAAGGGTATACCCGTACTTCATGCACGACTGGACGCAGGCTTCCATGTTTCGGCGATTGGTTTCCGGATCTTTGGAATCTTCCGGTTGCAGGAACACACGACGACGATTGGATTCCATGATCCATTCTGTTGGGCGATGCGGTCGTATGCACTGCCCCAGTACGCGAGTGGGAAGTCCATCGATCCCACAAACACCATCAGCAGACATCACGTATTTCCAGAAGTCAAACAGTTCTGTATCGTCATGCGTGATATGACTTGTTTTGGGGGAAACAACGTAAATGACGTCAACGTTACAAAAATTGTCAAGAAAGGGGGAGTAGACTCCATTCGTTTCTATCTGTATACGAATGGCACGACGCTCTTTGATCAAATACGAGTCCAGACGTTCGATACAATTGATCAACGCTGCCGTTTGACGAAGTGGTTCTCCACCAGTAATGACGTACAAATCAACATCTGGATGCTTCACGATGGTGTTATGTACGAATGCTTCGTCTGTCCAGAACTCCCGGTGGCTGGTGTAATCCGTGTCACACTTCGGGCACTGCAGGTTACACCCAGCCAGTCGAATAAACAGGGCTTTTTGTCCGGTACACGGACCCTCTCCCTGAATAGTTACGAAGGTCGAATGTACACCCAGTTCATACGGGGTTGTCGATTCACGTTCCGGGGGTTGTGCGTTTACGAAGTTCGGATCGGTAGAGGAATCGGGTTTTTCCACATTCATCGCATTTCACCTTTAAAGGGTCAGAGAAATCACATTCGTGGGGGACGCGGTTGATACGCACGAGGTCTTCTTCGTAGTCGTGGGCACTGTAACAGACAGTCGAACTGTCCGTCTCCTGTATCTCCAGTGTGATGAGTGGCCAGTCTGCCGCGAGATCATCAAAGATAGTGAAGCAGATGTTCTCGACGCTGGGGATTTCGTCAAGAACTACTCGTTTCATTGGAATCGGGAAGTTCGTTTCTTCTACCTGTTGGAACAGTGGAAGCAACGGATCATCCTTGTCGATGATGTGGGCATGATCCCACTTCTCATTGAAGTACCGTCCGACCCGTTCGAAATCTGAAAAGGGAATCGATATGTCCGGGTTCCCAGAATCACGAACGGCCTGGAAGTATAGCGTAATGCCGTATCGATGACCATGAATGGAGAAGCATTTGTCCTCCATATTTCGATTACGGTGAGACGCATAAAATTTGAACGTTTTCTTGATAAGCATGACGTGGTGGTCCATTCATAGCAAAAGAGCACCGGACATTTCGGTCCGGTGCTCTGTGATGGTTACTGGTGTTGTACTGAGGATCAATCCTCAGACTTCGCTACCTTGACAACCTTGTAGCGATCTTTGGCGTCGCGGTCGATCAGACTCGATACCAGATGCAGACGGCGGAGATGGGCGTTAACGCGATCCTTCGTGATGCTGTCATCAACTTCGACGACCGCTTCGTGGATCTGTGCCGCAGTGAGTCCGTTCTTGCCCGCCTTGAACAGAACCGAATTGATCAGATAAGCGGAAGATCCTTCACGGGAACCCCATCGGTCGGTGTTCGCTTTCTCGGCCTTCTCAGCTTTCTTCGCTGGCTTCTTGTCTTTCTTGCCGGACTTCTTGGATGACTTCTTCGGTGCTTCATCCTCGTCATCTTCGTCGTCCGCTGGTTTGGCTTTCTTTCCGGACTTCTTGGACTTCGTTGGCTTTTCGTCCTCTTCCTCCTCTTCCTCGTCGTCTTCGTCCTCTTCCTTTGCAGGCTTCTTGCCCTTCGCTGGCTTCTCAGCCTTTGCTGCTGGCTTCTCAGGTTTGGATGACTT